GTATAATCCTATGCCTAATGCAACTGCATTTCCTAATCATGTAGATGATGGGTATAAAGGCATGTTAGTAGTGAGAAGTGAAATAAAAAGTATGTGTTCACATCATCATCAGCCAGTAAGTGGTGTTGCATATATTGGTATTATTGCCGCAGAAACACTTATAGGACTTTCTAAGTATACAAGAATAGCACAATGGTGTGCAAGAAGAGGCACATTACAAGAAGAACTAAACAATGTTATTGCTAACGAAATACAAAAAGCAACAGGTAGTTCTAACATAGGTGTTTACTTACAAGCAACACATGGTTGTTGTGAAAATAGAGGAATAGGTGCTCATAGTAGTTTGACGCAAACAACTGTTCTACGTGGAGCATTTAACGAAGATCCTGGAACTAAGAAAGAGTTCATGGACAATATTAAATTACAACAAGAGTTTGCACCGAGGTAATATGAAAAAAATTAAATGGATAATATTAGATAACTTGCCGACTATATGGGTTGGTTTAGTTTTTGCATTTGGAATGATATTAGCCTATAGTCATTCAGGAGGAATATAATGAATCATTTTTCAGTTAGTATTGTAAAAAGTATTTTTAGAATTGTCGCAGGAGGTATGTTAGCCTATGCAGGTTATGTTTTATGGAGTGCAAATGATTACTCAGATATCTTTATTGCAGAAAGTGGATTTTTAATTATGCTCACAGGAGGAGCATTAATGATTGCAGAGGCATTAGGAATTGTAGAGGAGATAGTGTAATGGTACTAGAGGATGGTCCACTTAGATCAGCTTTTGAAAGAGATACAACTGGTGTTGTGAAACAAGAATTTATCACATACGTTGTAAGAGGCAATCAACTTGTAAAAGAAACTATTGTTAGAAAATTTTCTCCAGGTGGTGATTATACTGACAGTACTTTCTTTGAACCATTGGTAGAGGTAAAGCATGACTGAGAAGCCTGTATATTATTCTGAAATATTTCATAGTATTCAAGGAGAAGGACATTACACAGGTGTACCTACTGCTTGGATAAGATTTTTTCTTTGTAATTTACAATGCAGTGGCTTCGGTCAAATAGATCCTACAAATCCAGAAACTTATGATCTTCCTTTTTTAGATTATGACGTAAGTCAAGTAGAAAGAGTAGAAGACTTGCCTGTATGGGAAAAAGGTTGTGATAGTTCGTATACTTGGGCAAAGAAATACAAACATCTTATGGGACATGAAACTCCTAGTGTATTAGCAAATAAAATTGTAGATATACTAAAAACAGATTCTAATCCAGAAGGTTTGTTCTTACATCCTGTAAGCAAACAAAGACAACATCTGTGTTTTACAGGTGGTGAGCCTTTAATGATTACTGGACAGACAGCTAGTATTGGTATATATGAAGAACTAGAAAAGCAAGGTAACTTGCCTAGTTCAATGACTTTTGAGACTAATGGTACACAAAAGTTGAGAGATCCTTTTAAAGAATGGGTAAAAAGAATTGAAGAAGAAGTATTTTTTAGTTGTAGTCCTAAGTTATGGACAGTAGCAGGTGAAGAAGCAAAGAAGGCAATACTTCCACAAGTAGTTGGCGAGTATGCAGAACTGTCTGATAAAGGACAATTAAAATTTGTTGTAGGTTCCGAACAACAACAATGGGATGAAATGGAATCTGTTATAGAGAAATTTAAAGCAGAAGGAGTGGATTGGCCTATATGGGTCATGCCTGTTGGTGCAAGGGAAGAAGAGCAGACTGCGACAGCAGGTGACGTTGCAAAAATGGCATTTCAAAGAGGATATAATGTGGCGGCAAGAGTACATGTATATCTATTTGGTAATGCAATAGGAACATAAGAAAGGAACGATATGGACTGGAAAAAACTGAAAGAAACACTAGGTGTAAGTCCTAAAATAGTTGCTGAAGAAAAAAAACTTTCTCCAGAAGAAGAAAGAAAAGCAGTAATGGCTAAAGAAAAAGAAGAAGCAACTGAAAAAGGTGAACCTTGGGTTGGAGTACTAGATACTAAAGTTAATCCTGATAACATTAGAAACGGATTTTTTGAACTTGATTGGAACAATGAATTTGTAGAAAAGTTAATGGATGCAGGATATACTGGTGAAACTTCTGAACAAGTTGTTGATGGATGGTTCAAAACAATAGCTAGACAGATATTGGAGGATGAAGGACTTGACACAGACAGAAATTCAGGGTATATTAATACTAGTAAATTAGATAAAGACAAAAGCGAAGTGAAGTAAAATGACATATATCTTAGTAGACACGGCAAATACATTCTTTAGAGCAAGACACGTTGTAAGAGGTGATTTGGATACTAAACTTGGAATGGCTTTTCATATTACATTAGGTAGTATAAAGAAGGCATGGCAAGACTTTGAAGGTGCTCATGTTGTGTTCTGCTTAGAAGGTCGTAGTTGGCGTAAAGATTATTATGAACCATACAAGAGAAATAGAAGTGATGCTCGTGCGGCACAGACTGAACAACAACAAGAAGAAGATAAAGTGTTCTGGGAAATGTTCGACGAGTGGAAAGACTTTGTAACTAATAAAACAAATTGTTCTGTTTTACAACATCCGCAACTAGAAGCAGATGATCTTATTGCAGGCTGGGTACAAGCACATCCTAATGACAATCATGTTATTATATCTACAGATGGTGACTTTGCACAATTAATTGCACCTAACGTAAAACAGTATAACGGTGTAAGCAATACTATAATAACACATGAAGGTTACTTTGATGATAAAAAGAAAAAACCTGTAATAGATAAGAAGACAGGTCAGCCTAAGAATGCACCTAATCCTGAATTTATGTTGTTTGAGAAATGTATGCGAGGCGATACAAGTGACAATGTATTCAGTGCATATCCTGGTGTAAGAACAAAAGGTACGCGAAACAAAGTTGGATTGATAGAAGCATTTGAAGACAAAGAAGCAAAAGGTTTTAACTGGAATAACATGATGTTACAAAGGTGGGTAGATCATGATGGTAATGAACATCGTGTATTAGATGATTACAAAAGAAATGTTGTATTGTGTGATTTGTCAGCACAACCTGGCAACATAAGATCTATTATAAATGATGTAATTGAAGATGCTATGGAACCTAAGAAAGTTTCGCAAGTAGGATTACACTTAATGAAATTCTGTGCAAAACATGATATGACCAGAATTGCAGACAATGTTCAACAGTATGCGGAGGCACTTAACGCCAAGTATGCATAAAGGAGGCAAAATGCGAATTAAAGCAAAACCAATACTAAAAAATAAGTTTTGGATTATTGAATCAGGTGGAGAAAGAATTGGTACTCTATCTAAACAAGAAGATAAAAGGTACATGTATAGTTGTGCAACTGGCACAGAATACTTTACAGATACAAAATCATTCAACAGTTTTATCGGTGGAGTAAGCTGGGATAAAGCTTCTATTACAGATGCAAAAGGATCTAATAAAGAGATACATGGGTTTTCTACTTCTACTACACCTTACAATATTATGTACAATGTACAAAAGAAACTGCCCTTGTTTACTAAAAGTAAAAAGTCAAAAAGCCTTTATTGTGCAGGATATTATATCATTAGATTTGATAAAGGTTGGGTAAGAAGTTTTTGTCCTAAATTAGTTACATTAGAAAAGTATCCTTACAACGGTCCTTTCAAAACAGAATTTACTATGAGACAGGAGTTATCAGATGCAAACAAAAGATCCGATTAATACTATTCCTATTCAACAGTTCATACAACAAGTTAAGACAGCAGACGCAGGCAATCAAAAAGAAATTAGAATACCTACATCACAAGCAAAAGCATTAGTATTTGCTTTATCCACAGTTATGGCTAATCAGACTGGCAGGCTAGAACAGTTAATTATAGATAACAAAGGAAGTGGTGACGAAACTGTTACAATAAGCATGGATGGTGGTAGTAGCTGGAAATAAAACACCAGTTTAACTCTTAAAAAGAGATAAATATATGTGTAGTTAATAAGAGGATTGCACATATGAGTAGACCAAAGCCAACAGTAATTTTAGAAAATGTTGATAAAGCAACCTATAAATGCGAACAGGTTTTAAAAGCAGAAGCTATTTGGGCCGTATTTTATCAAGGTGCACCATTTAATCTAAAAACATCTAATGCTATTACACAATATCCAGGACCTAAATATAAGAAAGTTTCTTTTTCAAATCCAGGACATGCACACAATCTAGCAAAAAAATTAAACGAAATGTTTAAGTCAGAAGACTTTGCAGTTTATAAGTTGACCCAAGGTGAACTGGTACATGATGAATGAACTGGAAAGAAACATACACAAAGATCTTCCTAAAACAATCTAACATTGCAATTAGTGAAGCTACCTTAAAACAGTATCTACCTGTTTGGTGGCAAAATACTAGAGATAAAACTGAGGGTGGACTACGGCTTACTGATACAGGATATGACTTTTGTATAGAAAACCTTGATTTGCAGTTTTATGAAGTTCCTTTTCCTCGTGATTTAGTGATGACTACTCAAACTATAATATTTTTGGATAAGTTTATCAACTGTCCATACTACCTTACTCCTAAAGGAATACACGTAACG